AGTTTAAATTAGACTATTGACAATGTAAGGGATATCCTATAATATCCCTTACATAACAGAAAGGTATAAATGACAAAAACATTCTACATAACTTATTGGGCTAGTAAGCATAAAAAACATATTACTAGACAAGGCAAACATGACGAAAAAAGCAGATATGGAACATCTAAACAAGGTGTGCCTTATTATGTTTATTATGATCTAGACGCACATGGATATAGAACAGCAACGACAGCATGGAAAGTGAGGCACTAATGACAAGTTTTGAATTTTATTGTTGTGTCTTTTTCTTTGGTATGATCTTAAGTTTAGGGTTAATGATATGAGCGACTTTAATTGGTGTCATGGACCAAAGTGCCATGAAAGACACACACAGGATAGAGTCCGAGGTGTTAAGGGCTCTAAGGTTTTAAGAACCAAAAAAATAAAAGTAATTGAACCTTTACCAAGATATTATCAAGGGTGGGAAAATCATTTTTGTAAGTTAGGTTGTTTAATGGATTTTATTAAAGATCATATTACTTCAATGATTGCATTAGGTCCGAGGACCGAGGCTCTTGAAACACCTATCCTGGACCCAAGTAAAGAAAAGGTAGTTCATCAATGGGGCAGTTATACTAATACAAAAATAGAGGTTGACAACACTAGGTCAACTGATATAGGATAATCCTATGATAGAAAGAATAAAAGCAACAAACCCTTATTCTGGTGAGAGCGAAATGCTTACACCAGAAGAGCATAAACTGTACATAGAAATTAAACAGGCAGAATGGGACGAAGACTATGATACAGTTCGTAAAGGTTTACATAAATTTGGTAAACTTAATGCGAAAGCTTATATGACTTTATTAGATTAATTACCTTTCTAATAATAAACAACCCCTGGCCCTACGGGCCAGGGGTCCCAAACAAATCTCAAACATAGAAAATAAATAAGACCCTATCCCCCCTTTTATATGTAAAGGGGTCCCACTACTCTAGGTTGTATTGCTTGATTTAGACAGTTTTACCTGGTAAAAACATTTTCAACATCTTAAATATGATGCAAAAAATTTTTTAAAAAATTTTTATGGAATTAAATAATATAGATATAAGTAAACTACCTGCAGATATACGTAGACAATATAAACAATTACAAGTTCTACACGCAGAAAAAAAGATACAGAATAAAGCTAAAGAAGACTTTTTATCTTTTGTAAAATGTATGTGGCCCGATTTCATAGAGGGGTCTCATCACAGGCACATTGCAGATAAATTTAATAAACTTGCAACAGGCGAAATAAATCGTTTGATCGTTAACATGCCTCCTAGACATACTAAATCAGAATTTGCCTCATACTTACTTCCAGCATGGATGGTGGGCCGTGAGCCAAAGTTAAAGATCATTCAAGCAACGCACACGGGTGAACTCGCAATAAGATTTGGTCGTAAGGCCAAGAACTTAATCGACTCAGAAGATTATGCAAAAATTTTTAAAACAACTCTACAAGAAGACTCAAAGGCAGCAGGACGTTGGGAAACAGCACAAGGTGGTGAATACTTTGCAGCTGGTGTTGGTGGTGCGATCA